CTTAACACCTGCTACTGTTTTGCCTGTGTTTGCTTTTTTAGCAACGGGTGCTTTTTTAGCGGCTGTGGCCATTTTTGCTCCTTAGAAATTGATTACTTTGTAATTATACACAAAATGGACCAACCTGTCAACCATGTTGCAAATGAGCTAACATAAGCCATTGGTCAAAATCTGTAATACTTTTGTTTATCTGCTCTAGCAGTCCTGCATGGCGCGGAGTTGTTGTTTTTTTGCTACGGCGCATTTCTACTTCCTCACTGCCCAGCTGATGCACAAGACCTTCAATGCGTCCAATCATTTTGGCTAGGTCTTTTCTGCACATAGCGGGCGCAGAATGCATTTGGGCTCGTAGTTTAGAGCTGACAGCGTTCCATTCTAGGGCATTTTTTATTTCCATTTGCATAGTATACAACCGTTTGGACATACTGTCAATCGCGCTAAATACAGCAATAAGGATCCAAAAATGCCTAGATTGTCGCTGTGGCGTGAACACAAAGGTAACGACTACAAATTCCTAGACCGCCGCATCAGCGAGATGTTTACCGTTGGCGGTACGGGCATTGTTTTACACAAATATTTGGGCACAGATAGTACCAATGCAGGCGCTGATGCAACTAAACCTGCATATGGTTCGCAAAGCGAGCTCAACATACAAGACCTATTGTTTGTGGAAAATCGTGACCGCAAATACGATACTTCAATCTACACTCTGCGTGGGATCTATCAGAAACAAGATCAAGACTTTGACCTGAGCCAGTTCGGATTATTCCTGGCCGCAGGTACACAGTTCATGACTTTTCATCTCAACGATATCGTTGAGACCATTGGTCGTAAAATCATTGCTGGTGATGTTCTAGAGCTCATGCATCTTAAAGATTATCACTCGCTGGATCAAAGTGTGCCATTTGCTATCAAACGCTATTATGTTGTGACTGATGCGAGCTGGGCAGCAGAAGGATTCAGTCCAACTTGGTATCCGCACCTTTGGCGTGTAAAACTACAGCCTCTAGTGGACAGCCAAGAGTACAAAGACATACTCAACAAGATATCAGCAGACAGCGATCCATTCACAGCCAATGCCAACGCCAGTCCACTAAGCGACATTGTTAGCACCTATAACAAATATCTGAATCTGAATGAATCCATAATTGCACAAGCAGAAATAGAACTACCACGATCAGGCTACAATACTGCTAATCTTTTCATTGTTAATCGAAACATTGATGGCCAAATTGGTTCGCCGTTTGGTACAGATACAACCAATGCCAATGTTGACACAACTGGTGCTACTATTGTCAGTTTGATTTCCACAGGCAATAGAACCAACACAAACAGGATCTTGGTGGGCAATGCTCGTGCCGCTATTGTAGGAGCCACAGTTACTACATCTAACATTGTAGCTGCCAATGGCGTTGTTGTGACTGGTATCATTGGCAATTCAGGTATCATTATTTCCAGCAACATAACTGTATCCAGCGGCGAAATCATTACCCTAAGATCCACTGCTCCGATCAAAGCCGATGCTGGTCCTACTTCGCCAGTGGCAAAAGTGCAAGGCTACATGACTGGCGACGGAGATGCGCCAAATGGACTTGATGTTGGTATGGGTATTGCGTTTCCGGAATCTTCTAAAAACGGAGATTATTTTTTGCGTTTAGATTTTGTACCCAATAGACTGTTCCGTTATGATGGTAAACGATGGGTCAAGATTGAAGATGCGGTACGTACCAATCTCACACCGGGTGCAGGAACCAATCGAACACAACGTGCTGGATTCGTTAACAACACTACCACATTTGAAGATAGTGCAGGCAATTCATTGAGCGAACGTGTGAGTCTAAGCAAAGCACTAACACCTAAGGCAGACAACTAATGGCCGTACAATTTTTTTATGATAACCAGATTAGACGTTTTTTACTACAGTTTATACGTCTAAACAGTAACTTTCAGGTTCAATTTGGCACCACAGATGCCACAACTAACAAGCTGGCTCTACAGACTGTGCCCTGCTTCTATGGCGATCAAAGCAGACAGGCAGCACACATACTCAAGGGCATGAGTGAAAACTCAATGAGTACCGTGCCTGCTATGGCTGCTTATATCTCTGGACTACAGTATGATCGTGCAAGAGTGCAAGAACCGTTTCATATCAGCAAGATGCAACTTCGCCAAAGACGTATTGATCCAGACACAGGATTGCCTACCAGCGAACAAGGAGATGCGTTTACGGTAGAACGAATGATGCCGGTGCCATACCTGCTGACACTTAAACTAGATGTATGGACTTCCAACACAGAACAAAAATTACAGTTAATAGAACAAATCTGTACACTGTATAATCCTAGTCTTGAGATACAGAGCACAGACAATTACATCGACTGGACCAGTTTGAGTGCAGTACTGTTAACTGATGTCAATTGGGATGCAAGAACTGTACCCATTGGAGCCGAGGATCCTATCAGCATTGCTACCATGACGTTTGAATTGCCAATCTGGATCAGTCCACCTGCTAAACTAAAGAAGCTGGGTGTGGTGCAGAAAGTTGTTTCCAGTGTATGGGCAGGCGAGCATTCAGGACTACGAACCGCAGACGAGTATCTAGATGCTATCGGAGACCCAGACCGATTGCTTACCCGCAGGGCATGGAATGTCATGCGCTACGGAATATTCTTTTCTGGCAATACGCTAAAGTTGCTCAAGTATGATGAAATCGCAACGCACCCAGGCACACTGGATGTGCGTACTAACTTTGATCTAAACGATCCAGAGTTTGATTTGTATCGCTCTGGCAAGCCCGACTCATGGTCTGCATTTATTAACTTGTATGGTGTGATGCACAACGGTACCAGTGAGATTCGTCTAGAGCAGGCCAACGGCACTGAGATTGTGGGAACTATTGCGTTCCATCCTGTGGATGACACTCTGTTGCTGTTTGAACCGTTTGCTGATACCCTTCCGGCCAACACGCTAAAACCAATCAATGCAATTATCGATCCTTTCAAAGTCAACGTAGACCAACTGTTGATTGATAAAATGACCGGCGAGTACAAGGTTGCTGCCGGTACACGATTCTTGATACTCAACCCAATCAACGAAACTGACAACACTGAATTTGCCAAGGCCTGGACTGTTAACAGCAATCAATTGATAGCAAATGCCAACGATATAATTGAATTTGATGGTACTCGCTGGAGAGTATCATTTGACAGTCAAAATAATATTGACGAGCACCATGTGACCAACTTAAATACAAGCGTTCAGTACAACTGGGACGGAGAAACATGGATTCGAAGCTATGAAGGTGTGTATCGAGAGGGCAAATGGACACTGATCCTATAGTAGGTTGTGGTGCACTGATCTACAGCAAACAGTCTCACAGGTATATGTTCTTGTTACGAACACAAAAGCGTCATAAAAATTCCTGGGGATTAGTTGGCGGCGGTGTTGAAAAAAATGAATCTGTAATTGCTGCACTGCGCAGAGAGATAGATGAAGAAATTGGCTTAGACCTAGCCGACTCCAAAGTTATTCCATTAGAACAATTCACCAGTGAAGATCAACGCTTTATGTATCATACTTTTTTGATTCCCGTTGATGAAGAATTTATTCCTGTGCTAAATCACGAGCACAAAGGCTACTGCTGGGTACCATTGGATAACTATCCTAAGCCTTTGCATCCCGGTGTGTGGAGAACATTTAAATTCAGTGCTGTGGTAGAAAAAATACGCACTCTAGAAAAAGTATTATAGGTCTACTTCTAGTGCAAAATCACGCCAGGCAATTTGTTTAAAGTTGGACTTTGCAGACCATTCACCTGGACAGTAGTACATGGCATTAGGCATCACTCTAATAAATTCTGTATCAGGATATGTGTCCATGATTGTGTCTAGTGTCTTGATCCAAAGCGTATCTTAATAATCCTGATTCTTAGCATCATATGCATGTGTGCCTGCATAGATATTGTTGTTGTGGTTTGCGCCAGCATTGCCATCAAAGCCCAGCATGTAGACTTTTTCGTGCCCGTCAAAGCATGCAAGATACACTGCTAGAGCACCTGAATTATAGTGTAGGTCCTGTGGAATCAAATAGAACATGCCAGGATAACGTGCAACGATCTCAGCGTTTGCATAAACAATATGTTCTGCTGGGTAAGAGGTTTGTGCTATTTCATTAGCAATTTCTGTTCCGGTAGCAACAAGGAACGTTGGTACATAATCTCGGTACAGTGCATTACAACCATAGGTTTGTAGTGCGCCCGATCCTACTAGACC